AACGTGAAAGCATTGGCGAAGTAGCCGAAATAGAATTACAAATTTTCAATAAAGCACAAAAGATGATAGAAGAACAAAAGCCCAATAACAGCACTGAAACGGCTATTTTGCCAATGCAATGTTATGGGCAGTACGGTAAATATCAGGAGTTTTTGGAGAGCAAAAAGCACTCTGCAATTAACTACGGCATTACACCTAATTGGATGCCCGATGCAATGTTTGACTTTCAACAGCATGTTACAGATTATGCAACGAAAAAAGGAAGATGTGCTGTGTTCTTGGACACAGGGTTAGGCAAAACAATTATTGAATTAACGATTGCAACCAACTACGTTAAGGCAACCAATAAGCCTGTATTGATAATTACACCTTTGGCAGTTGCTTTTCAATTTATCAAAGAGGCTGAAAAGTTTGGTATTGATGATATTGAATATTCAAAAGATGGCAAGTATAAAAGCAAAATAGTTGTTTGTAATTACGAAAGGTTAGAACACTTCAATCATGCTGATTTCGATTGTGTAATACTGGACGAAAGCTCAATACTAAAAAACTTTGATGGAGCAATAAAAGGGCAAATAACTACTTTCCTGAAAAAAGTAAAATACCGTTACCTATTTACAGCAACACCTTCCCCAAATGATTACATAGAATTGGGTACAAGTTCGGAGGCATTGGGTTATATGGGTTACATGGATATGCTAACAAGATTTTTCAAGAACAATAACAACACAATAAAAGCAAGTGGGCAACATAGGGCAGGCGAAGAATGGTACTTAAAAGCACATGCAGAAAAAGATTTCTGGCAGTGGATTGGCTCTTGGTCTGTTAGCTGTCGCAAACCTTCTGATTTGGGTTTTAGCGATGAATTGCACGTACTACCCGAATTGATTGAGCAAATAGAAACAGTACGAAACGAAAATCCATTATCTGTTAATGGTCAGGCTTCTTTGTTTGCCTTACCCGCTCAAAACTTTTTTGAGATTAAAGCAGAAGTGAGGGCAACTATTCATCAACGTTGTGAAATGGCTTATGCCAAAGCAAGCAAACATGATGTGTCTGTTTATTGGGTAAATCTGAACGATGAAGCGGATTTGATTAGGCAGATTGACAAGTCGGCAAGTGAAGTAAGAGGTAACATGAATATTGATGAGAAAGAAGAAATACTGCTCGCTTTTTCAAATGGAGAAATTAAAAAACTGATAACTAAAACATCAATCACAGCATTTGGTTTGAACTGGCAGCACTGCAACCATACTACCTATTTCCCTACATACAGCTACGAACAATACTATCAGGCAATAAGAAGGTTTTGGAGGTTCGGGCAAAAGAGACGTGTAATAGTTGATTTGATTTTGTCCGATGGTCAGGATAGGATTATGGAAAGCCTGATGATAAAAAAAGACAAGGCAATAAAGATGTTTGAAAACCTGATTAGCCAAACTCACAAAGATTACAACATAAAAAAAAGAGAGTTTGATAAAGGTGTAATATTGCCTCCATTTGTATAATTGTAGTATATTTATGCAAATGGTGTGCTACAATGAAAAAGAAAACGGTTAAATGTTCTTATTGCGAAAGTGAACTACGAAGGATGCCAACGAAAACAGATACATATTTCTGCGGTTTTGATTGTAAGGCTAAATGGCAGGTCGGGCAGAGAGAAAAGTTAGGGTTTACAAAAGACTGGTTATATGACCAATATTTTAATCAGGGCAAAACCTGCAATGATATTGCAAGGGGAATAGGTAGAGACCCGAAGCGGGTTTGGGGGTGGTTTAATCAGTATGGGATTAAGTTAAATAGCAGAGGTGGTAAATCTTCAAGTGGTTCATTTAAAAAAGGTGAAAGCATTTGGTGGGGAAGAAAGCACAAACAAGAAACCAAAGATAAAATAAGAGAAGTGCGTATTAAAGACGGTCACGTTCCATATTTGCGAAATGGTGAGCATTGGTTAAAATCAGTTGACACTAAATACCACCCAAATTACAAAGGTGGAATTACTCCGGAAAGGCTGCAAGTTTATTCTTCTATTGAATGGGTGGATGCAGTAAAAAAAGTGTGGAAAAGAGATAATGCAACTTGTCAAAGATGCGGCAAACACCAATCGCAAGAAAAAGAAGTGAAATTTAATATTCATCATATCGTATCATTTGCTAACAAGGATTTAAGAACAGACCCGAATAATCTTGTTCTGCTTTGTTTCAAGTGTCACAAGTGGGTTCATTCAAAAGCTAATAAAAACAAACAATTTATAAAACAATAAATCATGGTAAAAGATCAACAAATAACAGACAGGTATAGCGTTTATAATTCTGACTGCCTTTATGTATTACCAACGCTCCCAGATAAGTGTATAGACTTATCTATCTACTCACCCCCTTTTTGTGGACTTTATCAATACACGAGCCACGAAAACGATTTTTCAAACTGTGAAAACAAAGAACAATTTTTAGAACAGTACGAATTTCTGATTGCAGAAATGGCAAGAGTGACGAAGCCTGGCAGAATTAACGCTGTGCATTGCACTGATGTTTTTGATAACCGTTCTTACCTGTGGGATTTTCCACATGAAATAATAAGACTGCATGAAAAACATGGATTTCATTACCGCAATCGGATAACGATTTGGAAAGAACCGCTAAAGGTCAGGATGCGGACAATGGTTCAAAGCCTGATGCACAAGTTTATTATAGAAGATACAACAAGGTGCTTTACCGCAATGCCAGACTATGTTTTGATTTTTACGAAACACGGCGAGAATGAAGTGCCAGTAACACATCCTTTCGGGTTAACTGAATATTTTGGGGCAACTCCATTTTTACCAGATCATACTGAAACATACGGCAACTATGAAGATTTTAGGCGAAAATGGAAAAACTTTGATGGCGACCCAAGAGAAAATAAACTATCGCACATTACATGGCAGCGTTACGCCTCGTCTGTGTGGGATGATATAAGAATTGATAATGTTTTGCCTTTTAAAGAAAGTAAGGAGGAGGATGACGAAAAGCATGTACACCCATTGCAGTTGGATGTTATTGATAGACTGGTGGAACTATACAGCAACCCGAATGAAGTTGTATTAACGCCTTTCATGGGGGTAGGTAGTGAAGTTTATAGCCCTGTGTCAATGGGTCGTAAAGCTGTCGGTATTGAGCTAAAAGATAGCTACTATAAGCAGGCATTACTCAATTTGAAAGATGCGGAGAAACGGTTTAAGAAAACGGAAACGCTGTCGCTGTTCGGGGTGTAGTATTGCCCATAACGGTTCGGGGCTTTGCGTAGTAGCCCTTAGTAGAAACTTAAAATTAACCACGACACTTGATAGGGCTATTACGCAAAACCCTTGTTATGTGCCGTTAAATTGTAGCAAATGAAAGCAATTTTAAAGCCCTTAAAGGGCAAGTATTATGGAACTGAAATTGAAATCCATTTTGAGGATGGTGAAGAAAAGGAAGTCGTTAAGTTTTGGAATAGTGGCGACTTTGAGCCAAGCGTAAGAGAGCTTGAAAAATACGGATATACTCAGGAACAATGGGATAAGAATGAAGAAGTTGATAATGGTTGGGATGGTAAAACTGAAATCCGAAAAATGGATTTGATTTGTGATAGTCATTTTGAAAGTCGGTTAACATATGAAAGGGCTTTAAAGTTGGTGAGTCTGATTAATGGCACATAACGGTTAAGCATTGGCGATGGCAGGGGATTTTATAACGTCCAGCCCATAACCGATGCTGATTTAAAAATTAAAAGTTTAAGTTATGAATAAAAGCAAAATTAATAACGTCCAGCCCGAACAGGAGTTGAGTGGTGAACAAAAAGCCGATGTAAAAACGTCAAGCCCTGCTATTGCCAATGCACCTGTTGGCTGTAGCCTTTCTTTGTCAGACGTGCATATAAAAAACAAAGAACTATGGGATGAACTTTGGCAAAGGGGGTTGTACGTTAATCCTGTCGGGCATGAAAATGAAATACATTATTTAGTAGTGTCGCACATGCCGCCAAAAGATACCGTTGCTATTGACCACAACGCCAATTTAATTTGTCGCTCTTAGCAGCGTTGTTTTTCCAGTTTAGTGGTTGAAGATTATTGTAGTTATCATCACCACCATTTGCGACTGGATTAATGTGGTCAATTTCCCAACCGGTATCAGAATTTCTGTTACCATGTTGAGACCATTGCATTACTTGTCCGCATGTGTCCCAACGCCAAAGTTGAGGTGGTTGATTGGGGATAATGCGTCCTTTATTCCAAACAGCAAGTTTGGATTGTTCTGTCCATGCGTTACCGTTTCTGTCGGTATTTGGTTGTCGTGCCATAATTATTGTTTTAATTGTCTGATAAATATTCTTTTGGATTAGATGCGGATATGCAGATTGAAAAAATCATTGTTATATAAAAAATTAATGCACTAAGTATAATTGCAAGAATTAATTGATTTGATTGGCTTATGTCTAACATTTTCCAAGTAACAACAATATTAAAAATGGCGTATAAAATGGCAAGTGGTATTACTATCCAGCCACCAAGTTTTTTGTATGGGTTTACATACGAAAGAAGTCCGGCTAATATTCCGAATATCCACATGCCAGCACCAAGCATAAGTCCAAAAGTCAAGAACACAATTACTAATAACCAAATTAGCGACAATGTCGCAAGCCATAATGCTAAGTGTCCTATTGCCCAATATATTAAATACAAAAGTCCTAAGCAAAGAGGAATGTAAATAATAAACCGCAAAACATTTAAGATATGTCGCATGAAATAAGTTTTAAAAGGTGTGAGGCTGTGTCCAGCAAGGTTACAGCCAACG